ACACCCGCACGAATGCCCGCTGGACGCGTTGCAGTCGCCGCAGTTGCATCCAGCAGCACGGTATCAAGTGCGACTGAAGTATCTTCCTGCATTGCATCGCGAATCAGCCCTTCAATCGCCGGAGTGCTGTGTTCTGCAATCTCCCTTGTGAAAGTGCTGATGACCGCCATTTTCTTCGGTGAAAGCGGGATCGACGTAAATGCCGCCTGCTTGACCGGGATTGCGTTACCTTGCAGCACAAACGCGCCAGCAACGGTCGGAGTGGAAACACGCGATGGAATCGAGATGATACCAGACCGGCCAAAGCTGAGCCGCAAACCACGGCTAGACAAACCCGGATAAACACTCGCCGGAATCAAGAGTTGCATAAAATCAGCAACGCTTGTTTCAACAAGCTGGGATGCCCAACCGCTCGTAACAGTATCAGCCGGAGGCACAGCCGCACGTGTTATGACATTGAACACCGTGCGGGTTTGATCATCGACCCTGCCGTCACTACCATAACGCTGGGCAAGAATGTCCGCCGGACTGCTCTTGGTCACATGCCCGAGCAACTGGGCGACAAGTGCCCGCATGACTAGATCACTGGGCTTTACCTTCAACGCCGGGATCGATAGTGGCCGGCGCTCAGTAACCTGTTGCTGGGTCCGTTCAACGGCCTGCACGCCCAATTGCTTTTCAGCTTCGCGCCAGCCCTCGAGCTGGGTCTGCTTTTTGGCAATCTGCGTATTCAATTCCGTAGTGATGGTCTCTGCGGCCTCGTCGGGCTCGTCGCCCGCCTTTCCAATATGCTCGGAGAGCTGATCGCGCAGAGAGAGAAGTTTCGCTTCCGCATCAACAATGCGTTGCGCAAGAGGAGACATGGGCTTGGCCCTTTCAGATTTAACAGGAATTACGGCTTGCTCGCCACTGGCAGACACGTCCCTTCGCTTCATTCCGGCTTGCTCGCCAAAAGCTAGAGACAAAGTTTCGGCCGACACGTTGAGCGATTTCGCAATCGCGATCGCGGCCGGATTTGCCGGGACCGCGACAAGCGAGGTCTCGACCAGTTCATTGCGTGTGTATCGCTGCCCGCCAAAGGGCTTGTCCTTGTTCAGCGGCACCGGCTCTGCCAATGGGCGAAAGCCAACGCTGACGGCGCGAAGGATGCCCTGCTCGACCAGGCTGATGAGCTCATCAATGCGGGCGCTGGTGCCCTTCGCCGCAAGCTTGAGCGTGCCAAGCAACCGCTCGCCCTCGACCTTGATGTCGGTCCAGGTGCCGATAGGAGACGCGCCGCTGTGCCCGAAAAGCGCAATCGGGTTTTTCTTGAAATTAGCGAGCTCCCAACCGGCAGGCTCGATAACATCGCCCATCCGGTCCACGGACCCGTCCGACAAAACAAATCTCAGGCCCTCGCCATCACTGGCGATTGTCTTGTGAACAATCATGGATAATCTCCTAATTTTTAGGCAAAGAAGGCCGACGTGTCGATTGTGGTCTTCACTTGCATCGTGGCGACGCCGACAGCCATCGCCAGGGCGACGGCGGCGTCTATGCGGTTGACAGCCCGGCGTTTGGACAGCCAACGGTTTCCGAATGGGTCCTGCTCGATCGCCGCCGACATGCAGGCCGAAATCAGCACCGGGTTATTGCGCAGGCGAATACGCCGTTCAAGGATCAGATTTTCGAGCTCCGCCAGCGACCCCGGCATCCAGCAGCCGAGCGGCTTCTCGTCACCAAACGACTGCTTGGTCAGTTCCTCCGGCAGCGTAGCGCGCCGCTTGCCGCCCTGGGGATGCTCGATCATGGTCAGCACCAGGCCCAGCGCCTCGACCTCCTCTTCGAACCGGCGGAATGCATAGCGGTCATAGGCAACGCGCTTGATGTTGAAGTTGGTCGAAATCTCGGCCAGGTGGGCGGCGGGGTAGTCAAGGCGAATCAGACGCCCTTGCGGAGCCCGCAAATGGCCCTGCTCGACCCAGACATCATAAGGTGCCGAGTCCCGCAGCGAACGGTCCTGAATCGTGTCTAATGGCGTCCAGGCCTCTATCCAGGCGTCGAAGGTCGGTGCCAGGACACGAGTGCGTGATCCATCGGTATTCTCGCGCTCGACCTCGGCAAAGCCGGTCTCGACCACAAAGGCCTCGACCGTAAGGTCCTGTGCCGCCGAAAGATCAACGCCGATATAAACATCCTTGCCGTAATGCTGCTCAAGATCGAAATCGGCGACCACCTGCTCAAGCGCCTTGCGCGTCATCCACGCCTGGTCGGCGTCGGTCCAGATGCAAAAGTGATAGCGCAGAATGCCGTTGAGTTTGCCAGGAATTGCCTTGGCCTGGGCAACAACCCCAGCGAGATATTCGTGTGTCAAAGTGACGCCAAGTAAGGGATTCGCCTTTACCCAGCAGTCCGGATCGGTCAGCGGATCATCGTCCTTGTCGAGCGCACACACATACGAAAACGACGTGTCGTCCTCGAGGTCGCCAGCCGCAACCTTGATCGCGTGCTGGTGTTCCTGCCAACACACCGTGCTGCGGTCCGACCCGGCATTGGTGAGCATGACGAGAAGCGGCTGCCGCCGCCATTTGAAACCCCGCTCCAGCGCCTCAAGCACCCGTCCGTCACGATGCTCGTGAACCTCATCGCACAGGCCACAGCTCGGCCGCGGCCCCGACTGGCCGTCCTCCGAGGCAATCGTCTTGAAAAACGAGCCAGTCGCCAAATCCGCCAGGTTCCATACCGGATTGCCACCCGAGGTATTGATCCGCGCGGCCAAGCCTGGTGACTGCTCCCGCATAGCGACCGCGTCGCGAAACAGGACCATCGCCTGGTCGCGCTTGGACGCGGCGGCATAGACCTCAGCCCGCTTCTCACCATCGGCAATCAAGCAAAACATACCAATGCCGGCCGCCAGCGGTGACTTGCCGTTGCCCTTGCCCTCCTCAATGTAAGCGCGCCGGAAGCGCCGCGTGCCATCAGCCCGCAGCCAGCCGAATAGCGAGCCGATGATGAACTGCTGCGACGGCTGGAGCTCAAACCGCAAACCCTCGAACTGCCCGCCAGCCAGGCGTAATACATTAGGAAAAAACCCCAGTACCCGATTTGCCGTTTCGACCGACCAGGTGAGGCCGCGCGCCTTGGCATCTTTCAGATCGCGCAGATGCCGGGCGCAACTGGCCCGCACATGCGGTCCCGCCACAATCTGTCCCGTCACGACCGCCTTGGCATAGGCGGTCACTGGATCATCTGAGATATTGCGCGACCGGGTCTTCGTTTTGGTTTTGCGGAGTTGCATGGATCCTGCTACGCGCACTTGGCGTCAGCCCGAGCTCAGCGGCAAAGCGCACAACATCGGACATTGATTTGTTAGCGATCCCGACGATTGGATTCTGAATCGTGTTGCCGGAAATAGTGCGCACCATCAATCCCTGGCCGAGCTCGTCATGCTTCGCCATCTGCTCGAGAAGCAGTGATGCACGCTGCCAGCGGCCGAAAGCTTCACAGTATGCAGCGAGCACGGCCCGATCAATGTTGGTCAGTACTCCAAGGTCAAAGAGCTCCTGAACAACGAGGTTCCACTCGGCTTGAGCCTCGATCGAGAGGAATGCCGGCGGGTTCGGTTGTGCTCGCTTTGGCTGTGGCTCGTAAGGATTCAGCCGGTCTTTACGCGCGGTACCCTTAACGATCTTCAAATGTGTCGGTAGTGCTTTGCGGCCCATCTTAAACCATTCTATTAACCAGTGCAGAAGCGACGCACCATTGCGACGTTCCAAAATCAACCCCCGCCTGCTATTTCGCCAAAATATACATAATTCCCCTTGGGCGCTCCATAACACGAGGACCCCTAGTGATCGGAACCTACCCCCCCCTCCCCCCCGTAGGCCAGCCGTCCGCGCCTATCACCGCGCGTGCTGGCCCACCTTCCTCAACCCAGGTTTTCTCGTTGTGATGCACATCGCAGAGTGATTGCAAGTTACTGCGATCCCAAAACAATTTCGTATCACCACGATGCGGCACGATATGATCGGCGATATTCGCAGTTGTCCGACGCCCTGCGTTCTTACACATCCTACAGAATGGTTCATTCGTAAGCTGCCATTCGCGCATCATGCGCCAGGCCTTAGTCTTATACAGCCATTGATAGGCTTGAGCCTCAAGACTTCTGCTCATCCAACCGTTCACACGCAAGTTCGGCCATGACCGTCAATGCGACTGCACTATTCTGGACATTACGTTTGTCCTTGATCTTGATGATCGCATCGAAAATCTTCTCGAAGTCGGCATAGCGCGCCAAGTGAGTAGCTGCTTTATCTGACGCACGCACACGCTTAAGTGCTACCTCGAAGGCTTGTTTATCCTCAGGCAGAAAGGCAATCCGCAATTCCTCATACTGCACACCAGCTTGAAAGCCCGAGAGTGTAAGCTTGTCCAACTCCAGAACATCATCGGTCAGGCCGGAAAACATTTTCGCGTCCAGACCGATTTCCTTATAGAGCTGGGCCAGTACGGACGGGTTATCCTTTCCAATCACCGCATTATGGGAGAGCTGAATTGCGGTCTTACGCTCGTCGGACAATGGCGTTGTGATGACGATCACTTCAATTTCTGGAAGTCCGACATCGATTGCCGCAAGACGCCGATGATGCCCGGACAAGATTTCGATTGTGTCACCTTCCTGGCAAGCGAGAACTGCCGAAGTCAGGCGGCCGTCAATCCGGACGTTATCGCACAGGCGCTTGTATTCAGCTGGCGACATGTAACGGGCATTGAGATCACGCGGCTTGAGTGTCTTTGGCGGCAGGTGTCTGAGTTCTGCTGAGAGCGGCGGCCACTTGGTTTGCGCCGTCGCGTTTCCACCACCAGGCGAAGCATTCGGAGAGGGTTTCATCGCGTGTCTCGCTGATATAGCTGATCT